CTTGCTCTAACCCGTCAGACATATGCCGCATCGTAGATTCACATCTAGGACACAATCCAGCATCTATCTTTCTTTGCCAGCTACCGTCACCTTCTTCCTGTATCATGGTATAATCCACAGTAAAGTTTGCGCTTACATCATAATTACGTCATACTTTTAATGTACTGTCAAGAAATAAGTTTCATACTCCAACGGGGGGAGGATGAGCCAGAATATCGAGAACGGTAAGCTTGGCGAGCATATATGCATGGTCAAGCTTATTAAAATGGGCGTATCCTGCTCTTTGGCGCACATAGACGCTATGGATATAGTTGTGCATCACGAAGGCAGGATGATTCGTGTTCAGGTAAAATCCAGCACATTAAAATATAACGGCAAGAAAACTAAAAGCTACCAGTTCGCCGTTTGTCATACAGGGAAGAAGATACCCCTGACAGAAGCTGAATGTGATGTGGTGGCGCTGGTCGCCGTTGATTGCGAAAGGGTGTTGTTCCTGCCAGTTGGTTGCGTTAAAGGCAACGTAACCAAAAGGGTTCAGCCTCAAAAGTTTGACAAGCTTAAATTAGAAGAACGGTCTTGGCAGCATTGCTTAGACCGTATTTTTTTGAGCGATTGACCCGATGCCGCCTGAAGGTGGCTCATTGCCATAAAGTTTTTTATACTCATCATTTACCAGCTTGCTAATTTGCTGGCCTATGTTCCTATGTTCATCTTCAGCAAGCTTGCGCAACTTATTGTATGTGTTAAGATTAACGCCTACACTTTTATATTTTGTGATGTCCATCGTGACCTCCGAGGGGAATAATATATGCCATATAATAACAGACCATATGGGAAATTCAACAAGTTCGGCGCAAGAAAGACTGAGTTCATGGGGATGAAGTTTGACAGTAAGTGGGAAGCTGAAAGATATGGTCAACTGCATCTCATGCAAGAGAACGGGGAGATAACCGACCTAGAGCGTCAGGTTAGGTTTAACATTGTGATTGATGGTCAGAAGATTTGTGCATACATAGCAGACTACACATATCGTAAGCCTAACAAGAACGGAGAACTTGAATATATAGTAGAGGATGCAAAGGGTGTAGAGACTGATGTATTCCGCCTAAAAAAGAAACTAATGCTGGCTGTAAATGGCATTGATGTGTTGGTCACAAAAAAAACTTCCAAAAAAAAATCAAAAAAGACTTGACCACCCGAAATGGTTTTCCTATGTTGTATTTAACGATAAAACAACTATGGAGTCTGAAATGACAGAAATGTTTTCTGTTTCTTCGTCTTCCATCTCAGAATTATTTCTTCTTCAGCAAGAGCTTGAGCAAGAAAAGATGGAGGCTGATGAAAAGCTGAAGCTGGTGAAAGACGAGCTTCAGTCTAGGTATCTTGAGCGTGCTCAAGACAAACTTCACCAAGAAGGCAAAGACTTTGGTTCTGCTACAGTTCGTGATAGCGGATACAAAGTTGGCGTTACATTACGCAAACGTGTTGAGTGGGATGCTGGTCAATTGCTGAAAGCATTGAACAGTCTAGATGAAGATACCGCTAGGCACTATGCAGAAATCAAATACTCCGTAACAGAAGCTAAGTACAACAACGCACCGCCTGAGATTAAGGCGGCGCTTAGTAATGCTCGTACAGTGCATCTGCAAGGGGTTAGCGTGAAAATCGAAGAGGATAAAGATGCTTAACATTATTACTGCCGAACAACGGCTAAAAGAAAAGAAAGGCCACAAGATTGTTATTTGTGGTCAGTCAGGGGTGGGCAAGACTTCTCTTGTCCGTACCCTAGACACATCCAAAACTCTGTTCATGGACTTGGAGGCTGGTGACGCTGCCATTGAAGGGGTGGCTATTGATGTCATCCGTCCGAGGACATGGGCAGAGTGTCGTGACTTCGCAGTGTTCTTGGGTGGCGCAAACCCATCTCTGGGAGAGGATGCCACTTATAGTCAAGCGCACTACGATTATGTGTGTTCTACATATGGCGACCCTATGAGTGTACTGTCGAAGTATGACACAATCTTTGTTGACTCTATCACCGTTGCTGGTCGTCTTTGCTTTCAGCATTGTCAGAACCAGCCAGAGTGTAAGAGTGAACGCACAGGCAAGCTAGACACTCGTGCCGCATATGGTATGCAGGGCAGAGAGATGATGTCTTGGCTGTCTCACCTACAGCACATCAGAGATAAGAATGTTATCTTTGTGGGCATCCTTGATGAGAAAGTTGACGATTATGGGCGTGAGACTTATGACCTTCAGATTGAGGGTTCTAAGACTGGTCGTGAGTTACCTGGTATCGTTGACGAAGTTATTACCATGTCCATCATGCCAGATGAGAATGGTAATCCGTATCGTGCGTTTGTTTGTCAAACGCTCAACCAGTGGGGATACCCCGCTAAAGACAGGTCTGGTAGACTTGATGTTCTGGAAGAGCCGCATCTTGGTAAGCTTCTAGAGAAAATGAGCGGTGGCAAGCCGCAGAATGAACGTCCTATGGACTTTGTGAAACCACAAGTAGTAAGCGAGGAAAACAATGCTTAATCTAAATGAAGTATCAACATCAAGCGGTAACAGCGAACCATTACAGCTTATCCCAGATGGGACTGTGGCTCGTGCATATATGGTATTCGGGACAGATGGCGACACGCAAATGCCTGAGTTCTCTAATGCTCATGTGTTCCGTAAATCTCAGAACACTAGCGCCGTATGGCTACCGCTAGAATTAACTATCATGGGCGGTGACTATGATAAGCGTAAGGTGTGGACTAACCTATTTGTTCATGGCGATGCTGTGGGGGATGATGGTGTTCCGAAGGCTAGAAGAATTGGCCTTGAGACATTGCGCAAGATGATTGACAGCGCACATGGCCTGTCACAAAACGACATGTCACCAGAAGCGCAAGCAAAGCGCAACATTGCATCTATTGATGTACTGGATGGCATTGAGGTATGTGTTGTCATTGGTGTTGAAAAGGGCACAAATGGTTATGCAGATAAGAATAGGATTAAAACCTATCTTACTCCAGATAGCGGTGACTTTATTGCGTCTGGGGGTGGCACAACCATTAAGCCAGCGACAACGCAAATGCCACAGAATGTGCAAAACTCAATGAACGCACAGGCTCCAGCACAGGGTAGTGTTACACCAGCTTGGGCACAACAGTAACAAGGTAAAGGCATACTAACGGCATCCATAGTTGGTCGTTAGCTGGTTTGGGCGGCACCAGTGCCGTAAAGCCGCCCACTCAAAACGAAAGAGGAAAAGATGAAACATATCAGAAAACTTATCATTGAATTGCGTGAAAAAGCTGAGGCTCTTGAAGATGCTTTAGATACACACGAGCAACACAGTTCAATCCCTAATCATACTATTGGCACGTTCAACATGATTAAACAAGGGAAGGCTACACTTGGCAGCATGACCAAGAAGCTTAACAAGTCTCAAAAGACTATCTACACAGAAATCAGCAGTATTCGTAAAGCTGGCTATGTTGTTAATAAACAATACAACAAGCGCAAGCGCACACATGAATATAGGCTCGAACTATAATGCTAAAGCATGCAGATTTATGCTCTGGAATCGGGGGCTTTGCCCTCGGTTTTAGGTGGGCGGGTTTATCTAAGCCCGTCCTTTTTTGTGACACCGAGCCGTGGTGCAGGAAGATTTTGGCTAAAAATTTTCCTAACGTACCTATAGCTGAAGATGTTAAGGAGATAGCAAATGAGCCAAGAAGATTTATTTCAGAACCAATCGGAATCCTCACAGCAGGATACCCCTGTCAGCCTTTCTCAGCCGCAGGAAAAAGGAAGGGTGAAGAAGACCCTCGCCACATCTTCCCGCACATACTTAGGATTGTTGCACAAACAAGACCGACTTTTACCGTTTTCGAGAATGTTTACGGACACATCTCTATGGGCTTGGACAAGGTACTCAATGGAATGGAAAGTGAAGGCTACACCGTCAGGCCGTTTATTGTGCCAGCTAGCGGTGTCGGCGCCCGCCACAAACGCGACAGAATCTGGATATTGGGCTACGCCGAACACGATGGACCACTTGCCGCAGAGGTCGCCAGAGGCTCTTTTGAAGCAAGCGACACAGGCGAGGAAGGGCAGAACCAGACCAGCCAACCTGAGAGAACAGGTAGACCCGAATACGGTGGAAATGTGGCAGAAGGCACAAGAGCCAAAGATGTGGGCAACACCGAGAACAACGGATGTGACGGGCGGTCCGAGGCAGTTGGACGAACAGGGGCGCAGGGTGAGCAAGAGCAACCCCAACCTGAAGTTTGGGGCGAATCTAGCAGACCAAGTGAAGATGTGGCCTACACCCAGAGCATCGGAGTACAAAGATACTGGCCCAGTGGGGAGCAAGTCGCATACTCACATGAAGGACAAGAAATACCTTTGTGCAGCAGTAAAAGAAACAGCGCAACCCAGTGGGAAACTGAACCCTGTTTGGGTCGAGTGGTTGATGGGGTACCCAATCGGGTGGACAGAATTAAAGGATTAGGTAATGCTATTGTGCCCGCTATAGCAATGAATATAGGGCTTTCGATTAAAGGTATGATTGACAATGAAAAGTAGGATTTTCATATGGATTATAACAATGATTTTAGTCACGACCTATTAGTAGGACAGATAGCTGAAGAGTATCTTGGCGACCTTCTTGAGAATAAAAAGATAGAGGTGAAGCACGATAAAATTGCGCATAAGACAAATCGTGTGTTTGTTGAGTTCGAGTGTCGTGATAAGCTTTCAGGCATATCTACTACAGAAGCCGATTTTTGGGCTTTTGTATTATCTACAGGCGTAATAATATTTGTAGATAAACATCGTTTAGTTGCCTTGTGTAACAATCAATGGCCTAATGGTAGGATAGTCAATGGCGGTGACATGAACGCCGCCAGAGGCTTTCTAATAGAGATTGATGACCTTTTAAGGGGTGTTATAGGATGAGAGTAGAAATAGATGTGATACTTTTCTTTCCCAAAGACCCTATGAAGAAAATAAGTGGCTTTCTTAATGTAGGGGAAGCCGCAGACGAAGATGATATTTTAGAAGAGATGGCTAATTTTATTAATATTGTTACAGAAGATTATATAGAAGAGTTTTCTACTGGCATGGCTAACCTGATGGTGGGGGATGATGAATACTATCAAGTGTCTTTTGCTAACCCGAACAACAAAAGCGTAGAAGGGCGTGAAATATGCAACATGATAATACCAGACAGCCTAACGCTGCATTGAAGGATGTAGCGGTATGCTTTGGCGCTATAGGATGGGAAAAGCGCCTATGTGATTTAACGGAGGAGCAAGTGCTAGGCCTAATAGCAGTAGCACAAAAAGCGAGGGATTTACAAAATGACTACACCGAACAGGGTATCCTTGAATTTGAACAGAGTGTCTCCAGTTCTGAGCAACCCTTCCCTGACGACCCCATACCATTCTGATGCTATAGAGTTAATCAGCTATCATGTTGATGCTGGTATATGCGAGCAAAACGATTCAAAGCCAAGGCGAACATATCTTGGTGGCTCATCGTTAGGTTCTGCATGTATGCGTCAAATACAGTACAGATACATGCAAGTCGAGCCTGACGAAGATAAACAGTTTCCAGCCAGAACATTGCGTATATTTGATTTAGGGCATTTTATAGAGGATTTAATAGCTAAGTATTTACGGGATGCAGGATTCGAGCTAAAGACACATGATTCTAAAGGCGAACAATTCGGGTTTTCTGTAGCTGATGAGCAAATACGGGGGCATATAGACGGGGTTATATGCGGCGGTAAGGTGCCCATGAAGTACCCTATGCTGTGGGAGTGCAAGTCTGCAAACAGCAGGAAGTTCAACGAATTTGTTCGTAAAGGCGTGAAGAACGCCAATCCTGTTTACGCTGCACAGATAGCTTTATATCAAGCTTATATGGATTTAAGTGAGAATCCAGCCTTGTTTACTGTTATGAACAAGGATACAAGTGAAATCTACTACGAGTTAGTTCCGTTTGACAGAGGATTAGCCCAACGCACAAGTGACAATGGAGTAAACATATTGAAGGCGACAAAAGCACAGGAGATGTTACCGAGGGTCGCCGCCAATTCGGATTACTTTACTTGCAGATACTGCGAGTTCCACAAAACATGTTGGGATAAATAGAAAAGGGTCGGGACAGAGCACCCAACCCTTTTCATTGTGAAAAACGAAACAAAGAGGAAACCATGCTTCAAGGTACAATATAATGAGTATAATACACTTTGACAATACCAAATCTAGTAGTGCGCACGAATTAGTAGAACAAATAAGTCAGTGCGTACCTAGTCATGTTCAGATAGATATTCTTAAAGAAACATACCCAAATGGGGTAATAAAGAATAATACCTTCTATATTGGCTCGCTTGATGGTGAGCGTGGCGAAAGCCTGAAGATAGATATAAACCCATCATCTCCCCACTTTATGCGTGGATATGACTTTAATGAAGGTGCGGGCATCGGGGGTATCGTTAAGATACTGATGAATGGTCGGGGTTTGCGTCTGCCTGAAATTAAGGAGATGTTCGGCTCATACTTACCGTCAGAAAATGCTCGCACACCAGAGTGGGCTAAACTAGGTGCGGGGCTAAATCTAAACAATGTGCCCGTGCCTAACGGTGTACAACAACCCCCTACTAGTAAACCGCCAGCGGAGCCAGTTCAGGAAAAAGTTCGCATTGACGGCAACACTCCACATACGGGGCAGTGGGATTATATCAGTCGGGACGGCGAGGTGTTGGTATCAGTTCGCCGCTATGACATTGACGGCAAGAAAGAGTTCAGGCCGTGGATTCCTGGTGTTGCGTATCCAAAGGCACCTGAAATCCGCCCGTTGTACAATATACCGAACATTTTATCTGAGCAGCGGGTAATCTGGGTGGAGGGCGAGAAGTGTGCGCAGGCGTTGATTGATGCTGGTATTACAGCGACATGTACGTTAGGTGGGGCTGGGGCACTATCCCGTAAAAACATGGACAAGTTCGATTTCTCTCCACTTCGGGGCAAAGATTTAGTTATATGGCCTGATAATGATGATGCTGGTAAGAGTCTGGCTGAAATTGTTCGGGAAGCCGCGTTGGATTCAGATGCTGAATCCGTTACTATACTACAGCCACCGCACGACAAGCCTAAGAAGTGGGATGCGGCTGACGCATTAGAGGAGGG